GCCTTGTCTTTTTCGGTGATCTGCGTTTGGAACGCCGTTGAAATTTCAGTGCGCAGTTTGTCAACTTCCCCGCTGTCAATCAATTTCTTGGCGTCAAGCTTCGAAATGGTTTCCAGGGCTTCGCGCGCCTTGGCCGCGTCAATGCCTTCGAATTGGCGCAACTTGGCTTCGGCCGCTTCTTTTTCCGTGCGGTGTTTTTTCGCTTCACCGTTCAAACGCGAAATGGTGCCAAATTCAACAACCATTTCGGAACCATCTGAAGCGACGTAAAGCGGATTTCCGTCGCGCGTGGCGATCTTGTCGCCATCCATTTTCCAGGTCGGTTCCGTGCCAGGGTCATAGGCCGCGACATATGCGACCGATACCAGAAGGCTTGCGGTAATTCTGCGTTGCTGTTTCATTTTGGGTTTCTTTCCGGTCATCCGACCAATGCGCCTAGATCATCCGATCAATCGGCAGGGTTTAGAGTATCGTTACCGGGCAATGTATCGTTACCGCCCGGCATGGTATCACCGCCGCCGCTGTCATCAACTGAACCAGCGGGCGGCAAGGTTTCTTTTAGCAATCTTTCCTGTTCATTGTCAAAGTCGAATTCAGCCGACAAAATCGCCCGGCGTTTCAACTCGCTTGTGAACGTTTCGCCCGAAATGTCACGCGAAGCCCGCGCGGCAGTCAAGGCTTCAATATCGCCTTCGGTTACGTTGTCATAATCGTCATATACGACTACATCGGGCGCGAGTTTGGTATCAATCTTCAGCCATTTGAAAGAACATTCGATGCAGTTTTCAAGCGTGTCTTTCAGCGCCAAGCCCCAGGCTTTCACCGCCGATTTTGCCTTTCCGGCTGCAACTGCGGTTGTAATCACCGTCAAACCGCCCGTTGTCGCGGTCAAGGGTTGTTTGCCCAATTCGCGCAAATCCTGCTTTGTTTTGTCAACATCGGCGGAAAGGAACGTCAAAGACGACGCCGAAGGTTCAACATAAGCCCAATTTCCCGAATTGCCGTTACCATCGGGCGGCGCATACAGGACGCGGTTAGGACCAATTGCGAGTTTTTCCGGCATACCCTGCGCATTCTTCGCGGGTTTAACACCGTTGCCCGATAGCATCGGATAAGCGGTCATAGTCTTGGCAAATTCAAGTTGGCTTTCTTGGCGGTAAAGAATAATTTGCAGGTCACAAGCATCTTGCAAAGGCGGGATGAATACCCAAGTTTTGCCTTCGCGTTCGCCCGTGATAAACGGGAAAAGCGGAATTTGATCAATGCCAAGTATGCCGCTATCTTTCTCGGGCCATTCGCCTTTATCGTTCTGTTCATAGACAATCCAGGTAATGACGCCCGTTTCACTGTCGCGTGTAAATTCGCGTACCGTCTTCGGCTTGCCAGGTTCAAGAATTCGTGCGTATGTCAAAATTGCTTTCGCGTTGACAAATTCCGCCTTCACTTCAAGCATATTTTGCGCCAATACATGCGACCAATAGGGCCGAATATTCGCCGCTTTTCCGTCTGCAATCGTGCGGATTTCATCGCCGATCTTCGGCATATCAACAAACACCCAATGAATAGCGTTGTTGATACCGTAGCTAAAAACTTGCGCGGCGAACTTGGTCAAGTTGTTGCCCGCTCCGTCAACGTTGTCTTCCAAATCGTCAAGCTGTTCCGGCATAATGTCGGTTTCATTTTCCGGTTTCAGCCCGATTTCCTCTTGAAACGGTTTCGCGGCCAAGCTGTCGGAAACGTCTTTATAAACGTTAGTCAACTTTGCCAGCGACAACCGATATTCATAATCTTCTTTCGGTTCTTCGGGGAACTTCTTCAGGTAAGTATCGCCTGCCACTTTCATTGAGCGAATACCGCCGCGAATGTCGGCAACTTGCTGCCAATACGGCAACATCGCTTCGTTATCGGCGCTGCGTTTGTCTTTCGGATCGGTTCCGACAAGCAACGATTTCTCAACGGCTGCAACGTCTTTTCTGAATTGTTGGTTAGCCATTTCACACCCCGTAGTTACCGGACACCGCGCGCCCGGCGTTGCTGTCAACCGGGTAATACATCATTATGCCCCCGTCTGCAACGTTTGGCGATTTTGTCCCGGCAGGTTTCTTATTGACGACAAGTTTCATGCGCGCCCCGTTGCCTGAAGTCGGTTGCGCCAATTCTTTGACAATCTGATGAATTAACGGCATTCGACTGTCTAGGCTGATCAATTCATCAATCGGGTAAATTGTGCCATCGGTAAGGTTTTTCCATGTTTTATAGCAACGGGCATACATTGACCACCAAGCTTGCGCCTTTAGGTTCATATATTGGTCACCATTCATAGGGCTTTCGTCATCATCTGGAATTATATTGTCGTTTGGATTTTGCGGCCCTGCCCCGGCGTTCCAGGCGACAAATTCAATGATTTCCGGCTTTATCAAGCCTTCATCAATTAAACGATTGTATTCAGATTTCACCGACGCGCCAATACCGATGCAATCATACTGTACCTTTATGCGCGCCTTGATACCTTGCACCGTGACAACCGTTCGGCGCGTGGTAACGCCGGGGTCACGTTCGCCCCATTCTTCAGCCGAACGCCATACAATGCCTTGCCGGGTTGTCAGTGCGTTGCGGTCTTCCCCCGTGTCTGCAACGTCCAAGCCCGCAAACCAGTTGTTTCCGATCATATCATCAGGCAAGCCAACCCGAAGAATTCCTTGACCATCAATCCACCGAATGCGTTTATGCGCGTCAATCGTCGCGTTGATATACTCCATCGGAATGATTGTGTTAGCGATTGCCGCCGAATAGTCGCGGTCAACCTCTTGCGCGAAAACATGCGCCATGCCTTCGCGCGTGTATTTGTCTTTTCGTGCCTGATACCATTCTTGCGATTTTTCGGGATGGTCGCGCCAATCAAACACAAAAATTCGCGTAACACCGCGTTCAATCTGTTTATCTTTTTGCCAGATTTCCCCGGCTTCGCGCCGTCTATGAAAGACGTTTCCAACGCCATTGACCGACGAAATATCAACTTGAACGTTTGTGTTATCGCCTAGTGCCGCCTCTATCTTTTCCGGGCGTTCATAGTGCGCGGCTTCGTCTTTGAAATACATACTTGTACGACCACCGCGCCCGATGTTGTCGCCACTTTCCCCGATGATCACCGAACCGTTTTCCGGGTTGATCATTTTCATAAACGTCATGTGTTTTTTTGCGTCTAACCCAATCGGCCGGAATACATCGGGCAAACGGTTGACTAGAAGCCGCATCTTTTCGAAAATACTGGACGGATCACCGATTTTATCAACTAGGTCTTCTTTGCGCGAACCCCAACCGATAGCATCGCCGCCCCTGAACAACCAACAATGCACCGAATACGCAGCACCGCCCCACGTCGCGCCAACGTCGCGGCATTTTTCAACTAGACCGTTTTCACCACCGTTCCGAAGGTCTGCGAGAAAGTCGATAAATTCGAGTTGCTTGGGAAAGAAAATGAATGGTATCCATTTGACTTCTTTGCGCGGGTCGTAGGTATCGCACCAATCCATGATGAATTCGCCGGGCCGACTGGCATAGTAAGCCTTTGCGCCTGCGATCAGCGCAGCGTTACCGCGAAGCTTTTCAAGCATTTCAATGCGCCAGACCATCGCGCCCCGGTAGTCAGGCGGCCAAGCGTCACGATCAACCGCACGGGGTTTCCATGCTTCAAGTTTCGGCGCATCTGCCGAATTATCCGGTTTTATATCAAACAAACACTTGACGACCATCAGGAACTATCCTATCTTCTATCTAACGAAGCAACACAGAACAAGGAACCGAAACCATGAAACGCAAAACCTACATCATCAAAATCAACGGCAAGCATGTTGCAACCAAATACGCTTGGAATAGCGCCGTTGCGCAAATGCGCGCCGAAGTTGCCAAGGTTTGCAAAGGCACGGTTTCGCAGCTTGGCCGAATATTGACCCAATCGGCAACGGGCCGGGATTACACAGACGGGGAATGGCTTTGGGGTGACGAAACGCAGCGCATTAGCGCCACCATCACCCGGCACGACTGAAGGGCTGTTGACGACCATCAGCCGCCCCCGGATTGCGTCAACAGGCGCGCGTAAGCATCTTGCAGCTTGGCAAGGTCGGTATCCTGCGCAAACGCGGCCAGTGGCGCTTGTGCGACCTGTTCGCGCGCCTGTTCGCGGGCGCGGTATGGGTTGCCCGGATCATCAAAGCCGATATGTTTTGCAAGCTGTTCCAACGCGACCAATTTCCGATGCAGCTTCAGCTTATACTTGCGCTTTCCCCC